CCGGCGCCGAGAAGCTGCTGAACGAAAAGAAGATCGCCGACGCCGAGGCCAAGCTCGCCATCCTGCGCGCCGACACCGCCTCGAAGCTGGAGGCGCTGAGCGATCAGGAAATCCAGGCCACCCGCAGGGAAGCCGCCGAATACCTCGCCGCCCGCCAGGCCGCGCAGGACTACTTCGACGCCACCGGCCGCCGCCAGGAGCAGGAGCTCGCCGGCGTCGGCAAGGGCGCTCGCCAGCGCGCGCTCGATCGGGGCGTGTTCGACATCCAGGAGCGATTCAACCAGGAGCGCCAGCGCCTCGAGAACACCAAGGCGCAGCAGCAGATCACGGGCACCTTCACGGACGACGAGCGCCGCCGCTACGAGCAGCGGCTGTCGATCCTCAACGAGTTCGAGGGCCGCGAGCTCGCGCAATGGCAGTCCTACAACGCGCGAAAGCTCGATTCGGAGCGCGACTGGCTCAATGGCGCGCAGGAGGCGCTGAAGAACTACTCCGACCAGGCCGGCAACACCGCGGCCAACGTGGAGCAGGCCTTCTCGCACTCGTTCTCGTCGCTCGAGGACGCCATCGCGCAGTTCATTGCCACCGGCAAGCTGGGCTTTTCCAGCCTGGTGCGCTCGATCCTCGCGGACTTCGCCCGCCTGGAGGCTAAGAAGGTGACCGGAGCGCTGTCGTCGCTCCTGTCTAGCGCGGTGGGCGGCCTGTTCGGCGCCGGTGGCGGCGGCGGCCCCGGCGCTGGCTTTAGTTCCGATGCGGAGCTCTTCAACTTCGTGACCGGCGGCCGTGCGATCGGCGGCCCGGTGTCGCCCGGCGGCCTCTACCGCGTCAACGAGCGGGCACCAGAGCTGCTGAACGTGGGCGGCCAGCAATTCCTGATGATGAACGGCCAGCGCGGGAACGTGGAGCCCGCCGGTGACGCCGGCGTCACGATCGTGAACAACGGCGTGCCGGTGCAGATGGCGGACCGCCGCAAGATGCCCAACGGCCGCGAGGTCATCACGCTCACGCAGGTCGAGGAGTTCGTCGCGGCGCGCATGTCCGACGCGAACTCGCGCGTCGGCAAGGCCATGAAGGCGAACTTCGGGCTCACGAGGACCAACCGCTGATGACCACTCCGACGATTCCCAGTGGCCTGAAGCCGATCGTCCAGAACTACACCATCGGCGCCCCCGATGGTGTGGCTCGCACCGAGGTCGCAGGCGGCGCGCCGCGCTACGCGCTGGACTACGACCGCGGCGTGCAGCAGTACCGCGTCACGCTGCCGATGACGGCGCTGCAGTTCGCTGTATGGACGTCCTTCTTCCACCACATCATCAAAAAGGGCGCGCTGTCCTTCAACATGCAGCTCAATAGTGGCTACGGCGTGCAGACGCACACCGTGGACATCGTGCCCGGCAGCTATTCGGCCACGCCCGATTCCGGCGGCGCCGATGCGGTCTGGACGGTGAGCTTCCTCGTCGAAGCTGAGAGCTCCACCTACGCCATGACCGATGACGATGCCCAGGCGCTCATCGACCTCTACGAGCTGGAAGGCGAGCACAGCGGCGAACTGCTGCAGGCGATCAACCAGTTCGCCAACTTCGACACGCTGGTGCTGCAGCTGTGAGCGTCGAACTCGAAGCGCGCCTGCGGACCTTCCTCGCCTCGTCGCCGCGCATCGTGCGGCCGATCGAGACGCTGGAGATCAGCCACTCCGCGATGTCGCAAACCTTCTTCCTCTGGCGCGAGCCCTACGTCGGCACGATCACCACGGAGAGTGGGCCGCAGACCGTGCAGCCAGTGAACATGGCGATCAAGGGCGCTGACGACCTCGGCGATCTCGACCAGAAGTTCGAAATCACGATGTCGACGGTGGACATCGACGACCTGTTCCGCGAGCAGCTGGACCTGATCCCGATCGACACGCTGGAGAAGATCGTCTGCATCTACCGCGTCTACATGAGCGACGACCTGACGGACATCGTCGCCGAGTACCCGCTGCAGGTGGAGCAGGTGAACTTCCAGCTCGGCGCCGCCACGATCATCGCGGTCGCGCCGCGCTTTTCCACGACGCGCACCGGCGAGCTCTACGCGCCTCGGGACGTTCCCATGCTGCGTGCCTTCCTGTGAGGTTGCATGGACGTCGCGACGTACCAGGAGAAGCACTACGAGCCGGCGGACAAGCCTTGCTGGTCTCTGGTGGCGGACGTGCTGTTCATCGAGTGCGGCGTCGTGGTGGACATCTGCACCACCGTGACCGGCAGCATCCGCGCCGCGGCGGCCGCGTTCCGGCTGGAGCTGCACAAGGGGGCCCACGGCTTCCAGCAGATCGATGAGCCCGTCGACTTCGCGGTGGTGCTGATGGCCAAGACCGTGAAGGTCGGCATCCACCACTGCGGCATCTACTACCAGGGCAGTGTGCTGCACGCGCTCGAAAGCGGCACGCTGTATCAGGACCTCCCGAGCCTGCGTGAGGAGTACCAAATCATGGAGTTCTGGTCGCTGTGATCGAGGTCCGCCTGTACCGCCATCCCTTCGCTTGCGTCGCGCCGGAGGTGTTCGAGGCCCCGAGCCTCGCGCACTGGCTGCTGGAGCACTACGAAGGGCGGGCGTGCCCGAACCTGCAGATCTACGCCGGAGAGCCGCTTTCGCGCTCGGCGATCCCGCTGGAAACGCAGGCCGTCCTCGCCTGCCATGCGCCGGTGTGCACGGTGCTGGAGTCGCCCGGCTTGCCGGCGCCGATCGCTAGCTTCTTGATCAACTTCGCGATCGCGACTGCCGTCAGTGCTGCCCTGAACTCGGTCTTCGGGCCCGACCCGAACGCGATCGAGAGCCACGACCAGGAGAGCCCGAACAACCAGCTGTCGGACCGGCAGAACCGCGTCCGCATCATGGAGCGCGTCCCTGATGTCTTCGGCACCGTGAGGTCGATTCCCGACCTGATGATGCCGACCTACTTCAAGTACATCAATCACGCCAAGGTCGAATACGGCTACTACTGCATAACGCGCGGCTACGCGGATGTGACGGACGTCCGCTGGGGCGAAGATCTACGCGCCTTTCACTTCGCCGAACTCCGGCAGCCCGCAGGCGACGGTCGGCGACGTCTCCGCTCTCATCGACAAGGTGGTGAGCGTCAGCCGAAGCACGTCGGTGGAGTCGCTGGTGCTGAAGGCGCCGAACCAGATTCAGCTCACGGCCGGACTGGCGTACATCTTCCGCGGGCCCGGGCCTGCAGCAGTGCTGCCGGCGACCACCGAGGACGTGATCTATCAGCCGACGTCGCCGAACAGCCGACAACCGAACTTCTCCGCCGTGGCCGAGGCAGGCCAGACCATCACCGTCAGCATGGCGAACGCCTCGGTGCTGCGCGACTCGGCTGACTTCACGGGCTCGGCCATCAGCGTCAACAGCACCACGAAGACGTACACGAGCTCCGTCGCCGGCTTCTTCGCTGGAGCGGTCCCTGGGAGCACCGCGACCTTTACCGGGTTCGCTGACCCTTCGAACAACGGTGCGAAGACGGTGGTGTCGCACACCGCCACGACGCTCACCGTGGCGGAAACGGTGGCGACCGAGACTGGCGCGCCGGGCGCCGTCACCCTCACGGTGAACTACGGCGGCACGCGCACGATCAGCTCGGTGGGCAGCGGCTTCATCACCCTGTCCGGGGCGCAGCAGTACCCGGCGACGGAGGAACAGCGCACCGCTGACATCACTGTGGCCAACGGCCTCACCGACTGGACGGACTGGTTCACGCTGCCGAACACGGACCGCACGGAGGTCTGGACCAACGTTCTCGCCCAGCAGGGCATGTACAAGGACGACGGTGCGAAGTCTGGCACCACGGTCGCCTATGAGATCCAGATCGAGAAGCTCGACGCGTTGCTGGTGCCCACTGGCATCGTGGAAACTGCCTCCGGGTCCATCAGCGGCGCCACCAGCAACGAGCGCGCGGACACGCTGGAGCGGGTCACCGCGTGGGTGGGCCCGGCGCGGGTGAGGGCACGCAGGACGACGCCGTTCGATTTCGACTTCTCCGGCCTGGTGGTGGACGAGATCAAGTGGATGGACCTCTACAGCGTCTCGCCGGTGTCGAAGAGCCACTTCGGCAACAAGACCACGATCCACACCATCACGAAGACGACCGCGGGCTCCACGGCGGTGCGCCAGCGCGAGCTGAATTGCCTGGCCAGCCGGAAGCTGCCGACGTACAACGGGACGACGTTCTCGGGCGCGTTCGACGCGAACGGGCAGCTGGTGTCCGGCAGCATCAGCGCCACCAGCAAGATCGTCGACATCATCGCGGCTGTCTCTGCGGACCCGAAGATCGGCGACCGCAACATCACGACGGACCTCGACCTCGCGCAGATCTGGGCGACGCAGCAGGCGCT